AGTCGCCTTCTAACCTACGTATGGCAATAACGGGCCTATCTGGATACACTCCCCATGCAGGAAAGTATCTCCTATCCCACAAACTAAGCCTAACTCCTCTGTTACGACGCCAGATCATTTTGGTGGTTCCGGTAATTCTGGCAGGTGCATCCAATGGGTTGGGCGGCAACTTAAATAAAACTTAGGATCATCAATTTGAGCATATTGCCATTGGTCTGCGTAAATCCATTTGGCAACCATAAGATGCCAGCCGGGTTCGTACACTAATACCCAATGATCCTTTGGGCAGGTTTCTATTGGTTGCCAATCAGTCATACATTTATCCCTTTTGAAAACAAATGATATTCCCCTTCAAAATCATCAGGTTCTGCATCACGGATTATGTATGAAGATTTAATATCATCATTGCATTTTGCCCAATGATCTTTGGCATCCCTATTGCTTAACAGGCATTTCCTAAAATTCCCTTGTGTCGTCGTGTATTCAACAACGAGCCAATCGGGCTGGGGAACCTGTTTAATTGTTTGGGGTTCAATGCCGCCACTCATGACCGCACCATCCCGCAATAGCCGTGGGTTGTGCTGTATACATCCTTAAAATAAAACGCATCCTTGGTTTCTACCGTTTCTTTTTCAGGTTTCCACCGCCAAGCCATACACGTCTTCCCAATGCATGAAGCGGCAAATTCTGGCCTATTCATACTTATACAGCATCCCATTTTCTCAGCCTCTTCAGGCGTCACATAATGTGGGTTGTCAGTCATCTTCTGCCCTTTCTACTGCATCCAAATATTGAGAAAACATTGATTGAGTATCGGGTATTTGAAACCCCGCCTTAATCCATTCTGTTTGCGGAACAACTACCGTTCCCGCTTCATCATCGCACCAAGCATGGTTCCACATTTCTTGAAGCATTTCTTTTAAAGTTTCATAATCTAGTTTCATCTCACTCTCCTACAAAACCGCAGTAACCCTGCGTCTGGCTATATTCTAAATCCCACGTTTCGGTTTTTTCATTCCAATCATCTTTTTCGGTAGCCCATCGCCATCCAGCGCAGCGGTGACCTATGCAGCATTTGCCTACTGGCACACCGCTTATGTGCACCGCGTTGCCACCGATGCCCATTGGACAAACGGTGCGATCTGCTTCTGCTTCAATCATGTAATTTGGCATTTAAATTCCCCACACGTTTAATCAATGTTTCCATTGGTCTTAATTCTTCGGCCGCGATGTAGTGATTGTTGATACCGTAACCGAAATCTTGGACAGGAGCTTTTTTAAGAATGTGGCCCCATTCCCAACCTATTAAACTTACAAAATCTAACTCATTATCATATTGCGCGAGGATATAGATGTCGGCAAATGGTTTGCCTTCCTCGTGTATTAGATTGAACGCCCTGCGCGCAGTTTTGACGTCGATAGTGAACATCATTGGAACGATAAAATCAATACCTTTATCGCCCCGCAGGCGCCGTGTGAGATCAACCATTTGGCCAGTTAGCTTGGCAAACTCGACCTCGCCGCGCAGTCCGATGTATTCGTAATTCTCGGATAGAGGCCGAGACGAAGCGTGTCCGCGATGAGCATTGTGCCTGTCTAAAGCTTCTTGCTTAATGATCTCTTGAAAGAGTTCGTCATCCGTCATTGGAGCGGCTCATCAGGCTTGCGCGGATCGCTTGCGATCATTCCATAAAACGTCATGGCCGCCTGCATGCGCTGCGCCGGGTCCATGTTGGACAAGACGGCAGAAGTGAACGACGCGAGAATATGCAGAATTGTGCCGATCGTCATACCATCGACGGCTTTGCCGATCGTGTCATAGGCTTTGATATGCTTTTCTTGCTGTTTCTTTTTCATGTGTTCGTTGAGGTCGATCGTCATGTTATGCCTTTCTGTAGCGTTTGATTTTATCTTTGCGCCGCGGATGAACGGTTTCCACAACGACGATAGCGCCTTTTTCGACGAGCTTTTCTAGTGCGCGTTCAATCTCGTCCTTCTTGCTCGGCCGCAGGCGGTTAACCAGTACTCCGAGTGTTTCGCCTTCTTCGTTTTTAAGAAGGTTTTCTATTTTGGAAAACAAAGCGCGCTCTGGGCTATCCTTTGCGCGATCGTTCCCAATAACAATATTTGCCTTAGTGTCGACGTCGGCTTTAACGAGGGCGTAGGCCCAACGAACATGCTCGACCGTGCGTAGGCCAGACGGCGTGGCGAGGATAAACGATATCTTGCCGACAAGCTCTTTGGCGCGCAGGTAAAGGGCTTCAAGGCCTGTCTTTTCGGCGTGATCCTCGGCAAGGTTCTGGAAGCACTTGTTCGCTTTCTTGAGCATCGCCTTGGCGTCGTCGGTAGTTGGTATGGAAATGCGTTCGCCATAGTTTTCGATGCGGCCTTGCACGAGATCAAACGATCCGCCTGTGGCCAATTGGATGATAGTGTTTTTCATCGCTTCGTCCATCGGCCGCTTTTCAAAGTCTTCCTTTTCTTTCGGCGTGGAATTCTGCTCGATGAACAGCATGGATCGGCCGATGAAGCCATTGGTGGCGTTCTCAAAGTTCACGGCGCTGTCGAAATTAACATTTGTGGTAAAACCCAAGATCGAAAGAAACGGGTTTTTGATGCCCGTCTGGATTTGATCAAGTGCCAGTTCGACCGAATCGCGGCGCGACGAAAGAGCAGGGTTTGCGCCCTCTTCCAACTGTCGATCGATTTGTGTGATCTCGGCCAGCAGCTGCTTGCGAATTTCTTTACGCACGTCGCCCGATACCAATAGCATGCCGTTGGCTTTGGAATAAATCGACATGACGATGCCGAGAATGCCTTCGAGATAGGCCGCAGTGCCTTTAGTCTTGGCGTTGTTGATCTTGGCTAGCAAGAAGCCCACTTCGTCGAGCAGGTAAAACGTAGGCTGGTGTTCGACGAGGTTACGAACGATTTCCTGCTCAGACTTGATCGCGCCGTAGGCTGCGCGCTGCAGGCCCACGAGGGTTAGGATTTGGATTGATGCCTCGAGGATGCTGTCCTTACCCGTGGCCGATGCTGCCACGCAGAAGCCGATCAGGTTGGACGTGGTTTGTGCCAACGGGTCGCGGTATTTGAGGCCAATGAGATTGCCAACGGTTACGATCGCGGTGCCCATCGAGATGGTTTCACGTTCGTAACGCACTTGGTCCTCGATCCAGCGGGAAAGGTCGCCCACAAAGCCCGGCGGGCGCTTGAGGTCGATGCCTGTGATGTCGATCTCGTCGGTTAAATTGACAATGAACTCTTCGAGCGCCTCGTTAGGCTTAAATGTAACAGGCTGCTCCCATCCGGCTTGTTGGGCGTAATAGACCAGTGTGCCGAGAGTGACGGGGTTGGCTGACTTACCAAACGAGTGCCAGCGTTTCATGAGGGCATCGCGTCCGGGGTACTTTGATCCCTTGGATGACCAGAAGTCCCAGACATTATATCCAGTGCCACCGGTTGAATGATGGATCGCCATCCCGCAGCGCACCCACGTTTCGTGATCAATGTCTGGATTGATATAGGTGAGCATCTCAGCCAGCTCGTCATGCGACACGTCGATCGTGGTGCCGCCGAGGTCCGCGCGATGCCGTTCTGGCTTTTGTAATGCCTGCAGCAATGCCGGCGGGGCAGCGTCGATATCGGCCGCAGACCCGTACAAGATGCTGTACCTGTTACCAGACGCATGCAACGAGCCGGCGCCGACCACGAAGCCCGAGGATTTGAAGTCGATGCCCGGATATTGTGGAAGGTGGGTCAGAAGGGCGAGGCCCTCGTCGCACTTGAAGTATAAATGCTTTGAACCGCCGCCTGATCCAGTCTCGACAATAAGGCCGGCTGCCGCGACCTGCGGAATATCTTCTACAAGTCGCTCATATGATTCGACGCCGCCATTGCGCGAATCAACGTCGATCACGAGCAATTTATAGACAAGAACGCCGTAACCAGTGGCGAAATTGCCCATTTCTTCCATGACATCGAGCTGGTCGTCGGACCACTCGGGCGTGTATGTCCAATTAGCAGTAAGGGGGTGCTTGCCCGCGGCCTTGCAATCCTTGTGGCCACATCCGCAGCTGCCGTCACGACGTACTGGGTGAAGCCCAAAAACGCGATGACCTGCCTCCCAAAAAGCGCGGTGCATCATTTGAATTAATCTTTCTGACGTAAATATTCTATTAACTTATCCAATGTCGCGAGGGTCGGGTTGGTGTTCTTTCCCGATGCGATCGCGCGTATCGTGTTTTCGTGTAAACCAGTCTGGGCTGCCACCTTCGCTAAATTGCGATCGGACAGCATGCGCCTAATCCTTTCTAATGGGTAATCGTCCATTTCATTATTCCTTTTCACCATTTCGATGTTGACATTCCCACAATCATGCCTGTAGTGTCAACCCCGTTGAAGCAGAGGAGTGTGCCAATGGGCATTTTAGATAGCGTAAGTAAGCCGGGTGATCGTCCGGTCCTAGTAACGATCTGCGGTGACAGCGGTATGGGTAAGACCACGCTTGCCACCACCTTCCCGAAGCCAATCGTGATCCGTGCGGAGGATGGCCTGCAGGCTATTCCGTCGAACATCCGTCCCGATTCGTTTCCGGTCCTATCTGGTCCCGAAGACCTTTGGGAGCAGTGCAAGGGGTTAATTAACGAACAGCACGACTATCAGACGCTGATCGTTGATTCGGTTACGGCGCTTGAGCGTATGTTTGGCCAGTGGGTGGTAGATACCGACCCTAAGAAGCCGCGGGGTTTACAGCAGGCTCTCGGCGGTTACGGCGCAGGCCGTGACGCGGTGGCAGGCATGCACCAGCGTTTGCGTAAGGCGGCGGGTATTCTGGCCGAGAAGCGCGGCATGAACACGGTGTTTATTGCTCACGCGGACACGACCAAGATTGAGCCGCCGGATGACGATGCATACATGCGCTATACATTGCGCCTGCATGAGAAGTCGATGCCAGCCTACGTCGATGACGTGGACGTGGTAGGGTTCCTAAAGCTTGAGACCTTTACGACAGGTGATGGTGACAAGAAGAAAGCGATCTCTGACGGGACACGCATTCTTATCACTTACGCTACGGCGGCAAACGTCAGCAAAAACCGTTACGGCATTACTGAGCCGATCCCGGTTAAGCTGAACGAAAACCCACTAGCGAATTATATTCCATCTTTGAAAGGTAAGGCACAATGAGTAATTTTTGGGAACTGAGCGACGGTGATGATGTCGCAAAAACAGGCGGTAAGTTTGAAGTTGGGGGCGGCAATGATTTTGAGCCGATCCCTGATAAAACTGAATGTGTGGCCGTGATTGATGAGGCCGGCGTTATTTCCAATCAGGCGGGGTTGAAGTTGATCTCGCTGCGTTGGAGCATTTTGACGCCGGCGGACTATAAGAACCGCAAGGTGTTTCAAAAGCTTTGGGTGTTTGATCAGGACCCGCAGGCCAAAAACCCTGTCATCAAACAGGACAAGGCCAAGAAGATGTTGTTTGCGATCGACAACAACTCTGGCGGCAAGTTGAAGGCATCGGGTAAGGAACCGACGTCGGAATTGCTTCAGGCATCGGTGATGAACAAGCCAATGCAAATCAAGATCAATGTCATGAAACGTGACGATGGCACGGGCATGAACTGGATTTCGTCTGTCTCTCCGCGTGGTGGGGCCACTGCAGCTGCTCCCAAGGTTGCAGCGGTAGCGGAAGACGACGAAGTACCCTTCTAGGGCTGGAAGGGTTGGGGGCGGCCTACGGGCCGTCCCTGTTATTTTAAAAGGAGATAAAGATGGTAGATAAGTTTACACGCGGCTGGGATGGTGAGCGCCATAAAGGAATTAGATTGGGAACTTTATGGGGTGCAACATTTGATATAGACGGTGACGTTACATTGTCGCCTGCTTTTTATGAGCTTGGTAGTTTAGCAAGAATGGATTTGCTTAACGATGTCATCGGGCTTTTAGAAAAAGAGCGTGACGCCACTTGGTTTGATTTTGAAAAGGAATACGGCAAATAATGGAACAGCGTACCGAAGAATGGTTTAAGGCCCGCAAGGGTCGCGTTACAGGGTCATCCGTAGGGGCCATTCTCGGTGTGTCTCCATTTACCAAACGTGCTGACGTCATGCGCCGCATGGTGCGTGATTGGCACGGTGCTCCGTCTGAGTTCACGGGAAACGTAGCTACAAATTGGGGTACGTTGAACGAAGAAGGTGCCATTTGTCAGTACGAAATGAATACGGGGCAGATGGTTGAGAAGTGCGGTTTTTACACGATGGATGACTGGTTAGGCGCAAGCCCAGACGGTCTAGTCGGTGCGACTGGTTTAATCGAGGTTAAGTGCCCTTACGGGTTACGCGATCGCCCTAGTCCGGTTTTTAAAACAGCCAAAATGCAAGTTCATTATTATAGCCAGATGCAAATACAGATGTATGTAACGGGCCGTGAGTGGTGCCATTTTTATCAGTGGGCCCCAAACGGAGACGAGCTAGAAACGGTACACTTTGATAAACCATATACCGACACGGCGCTCATGGCGTTAAGGCGGTTTTACAATGAGTACTTGATCGAGCGCGAAAAACCAGAGAAGTATTTAGATGGGCAAGAGATCACAGTTCAAGCGCCACAAGCTTGACCTTTATTCGACGCCAGAGGATGCGGTCCTACCGCTTCTAAAGCATTTAGATAAGGTTACGTACTATGCGGAGCCGTGCGCTGGCGATGGTGCGTTGATTAAGATTTTACAAAAGCATGGCCACAAATGCGTGGCGGCT